ACACCCTCGTGGGCGTAGTACCTGGCCGAGTCGTCGTCCACCGAGGCGTTGTAGAAGCCGGTCGGCGTGTCGATGGGGGTGGCGCCGGAGCGCCGCAACCTGCCGAGGTCGCTGGCCGTCATGTAGCGAGCGCCGAACTCGTCAACAACATCCAGCATCGCCCCCAGCTCGTCTGGGTTGATACCGTCGGCATACCCGAATCCAGACGAAAGTGCATGGCCTGACTTGACATCGTGGGTGAGCGTTACAAATTCGCCTCGACCTTGGCCGCGCCACTGGAATAGGGCCCGCCGCATGTTCTGACGCACGGAATCGGGGGCCGTGGCGCGAGAGATCGGGCCCACCAGTGGGGCGGTGGTCATCGCATACGGCATCAGCATCATATTGCGAGGCCGGCGCTGGGCGTCACGCGTCGCCGACATCCCGGTATCTCCGTAGGCAGCAGCCCACGATGGCGACCACGGGTACTTGTTGCGGTCTGAGATCACGTTGTTCCCGACGACGGCCATTCCGCGCACCGAAAGAAATCCAATATCGGCCAGCACGCGCTGCACGCCCATGCTGATCGTGTTGTTGGGCAAGGCCATCGACTTGCCGAATTGCGGGTGCGACTTGAGCGAGTCGCCGGTCGCACTATCCGCCAGGGCGTAGAGCCAGTCAGGCTTGGCGTCGGCATAGACTTCGGCGCGAGCCGTGGCGTCCCACACCTTGCCGGGCCTGTTCTGTTCCCAGTGTGTGAGCCCAGCCGGATTCTTGTGCCAGTACGAGTGTGTCCCAACTTCGTGCCCCTCGCCGAGCCACCACAGCAGCGAGTCCATGCCGGCCTGCTTGCCGCTCGGATGGTCGACATGGATGCGCGACCCGAACATCGTATAGCGCCCGCCGTGCGCGTTGAACGTGTCCGTGAACGCCGAGTTGGCCCCTTCGATGAAGTCATCGGTGGTAAATGCGAAAGCCAGGTCAGACGTGCCAAACTGAGGCGTGTATCGCTTGGTGATGTACTTGATGACGACAACCGGCGTTCGCCAGTTGACCGTCGTGTTGCTCACGCGGTCCCACAAGTAGAATTTGACCTGGGCAGACGCCGTGGATGCATCGGCGAACTGGACAATAACTCCATTATTCTCAGAACCGGACACCGCGGACTGCACACAGTTTGTGATGTTGATCGGGAACTTGGTGTACTGGGGAATGTAATTTGGCGACGCCCCAGACAGCACGCTACTTCCGGTCCAGTCCGACACCAGCCCCCAATCCCATGGCCGGTTGCGTACCTTCAGCTCTGGCGACCACGGGTAGGCGTTCGTCGTCCCGCCCCAGGAGGCCGCGCGCTGTCGCGCCCAAGAAGTCTTCGCGTGGTCGTTGTGATTGCTGATCCCCTTCGTCAGATACCACTTGTCATCGCTCGGGTTTGTCATCAGCGTGGCAATGATGCTGTCTGCCGTCGCGGCATACGCATTGATGCTCGACGACGCAATCACTTCTGCGCTGACGATCGTAGCATTGGCTGGGACAATCTGCTCGAACGGCACATAGAACATGTGGTGGTGAGAGCGGCCAAGCGAGGACGAGTCCGCCGGGTCATAGCTGTTGCTCGTGAGATTCAGGTAGCGAACACCGTTGCGCACAGCACTCTTGAGGCTGTAAGCGCCGACCTCGATGCCACTAGCAATTTTGCCATTGAGACCAAGAGGCCGCAGCGAGTCAATGTCGGCGTACGCGAACGCGTAGTCCCCGGCGGTTCCCGTGGCAGACCCGAGGCGGCGCACAAGCGCGGTATCGCCGTTGTCATTGCGCCACGACTTCTTGCCACGTCCCAGGATATAGTCGTTGATCTCGTAGACTCGAGCATAGTCCAGAGTCGGCGGCGATGCCGTTCCCTGTGGTGATGCTGGCAACTGGAACGTATCTCCAGCGGCGGCCCGGATGCCCTGGGTCGAAAGCACCACGACCACTGTGTCCCAGGCGGCCTCGTTCGGCGCAGACACCCAGGCGCCTCGGCGCCCGCCGGCCTGGTCAACCTTCTTGATCCAGGCCGGCCTGGCCCAGCCACAAAGGAACAGAGCTGCCAGCGCCAGCAGCGCGGCGGCCGCGAATGACCTACTGCGCCCAGACACGAGCCTGCCCTCCCCCGGAGATGAGGTACAGCTCGGGGCCGTAGCCGTTGCTGAACTCGAAGACGGCGGTCTCGCCCTCGGCGAGGGTCAAGGTGGTGTCACCGCGGGCCTCGAGGAGCGTCAGGCGATGCCACCCGTCGTCCGACGTCGCCCTGGTTCCCTTGGTGTAGTTGTGCAGGGAGAACGTCACGTCGCCCGTGTAGGCGGTGATCTGGAACGTCGAGCAGTTGCCTTGGTCGCCCGGCGTGGACGAGTACAGCTTGTGTGCGCCGTTGGTGGCGACCTGCTTTGCCCACTTCGGCAGGCCAGCCGCGGACGACACTGCCGCCACCAGAAACACGACGGCCACGATCAGGATCAGAACCTTCTTCATTGCGGGCACTCCTTTAGGACAGTGCGACCTTTTGCCAGGTTGACGTGTACGTGTTCGCGGCGAGGAGATAGTGCGCAGAGGCGTTGTTTGTCGTCAGCGACACCAGCGTGGCCCCGCCGTCGCTGGCGTGGGCCTTGATCGTGATGTCTCCGGTCGACACGGCGTCAACCGTAACCGGCATCAGCATGGTGCCGAGGTTGGCGATGGCGGGAAGCGTGACGATGATGGCGCTGGTCGTGGTGTTCTTGACCACAAGGGCGCCAGTCTCGATGTCGCCCTGGGAAAGGGCCAGCGTCGACGTGACGATGTTGTGCGAGCTGACGACGCTAGCGCGATCGACATCGACGACCCACTTTGAGATGGACGACGATACGCTGATCACGAGCGTTGCCTTGACGTTGGCGCCTGGAAGCAGGTAGTAGGTGCCGGTAACGCCAGATGACGAGTTCTCGACCTCGAGCGTCCACGGGGTGTCGCTGCTCGGGTCTCCGTAGATGAAGACGCGGAGCCCCGCGGCGCGGCCGCCGGCATACGGCAGGCGGACGACAGGGTTGACCAGGTCGCGGTCGATGGTGATCGTCGCGTGATGGTCGATGTCGATCGTGTGCGGACTCGAGGTCACCTTGTAGGCCGAGCCCTCGAGTGAGGCCTGCAGAGATGTGATGTTGGCCTGGGCTTCGGTCACGTCACCCTCGATGGCGCCAAGGCGCGCCACGGCGCTGGCCTCTCCGGCCTCCAGCGCCGTGATCTTTGTGTCGTGGGCGTTGGACCTGGCGATCAGCTGGCCGAAGTTGGCCGTCAGGTGGACCGCCTTGTATTTCAGCCCGGCCAAAATCTCGGCCACGTACAGCAGGGACAGCGGGGTCACTGGCTTCCTCCCAACTCTCGGAAGGATTTCTGGGCCTTCCTGATTACGTCTCTGTGCTGCCTCTCAATGTCCTCACCGGCCTGCTCGATGTCGTACAGGAGCATGGTCGTGTAGCGGATCTTCTGGTGCATGAGCTTCTGCAGCGCCTCGATCGCTTCACGCTTCTGTGCGCCAGTGTATGCCCCAAACGACTCCATTTCAATCGTTTTTATCGTCGATATGATGGCCACGGCCTCTTCCATCTCGGAGACGATCATGTCGTGGGCGCCAATGAAGGCAGCGTCGCGCCCGAGAACAGCCAGCGCCGCATCGGGCTCAATCTGCATCTCCAGCGCCCTGTCGTATGTGGTCTTGGCGGTGCGCGCTCGCTCGACGTAGCCGAAGAAGTCGGTCATGTACCTGGTTGTGTGCGGCTGCCCGACGGACACCAGCGCGTTTATCGCCAGAGGCCAGTCGGTCGGGATCACGTTGAACAGCTTCCTTGCCTCGGGCTTTTCGCCGCGAGCGGCCCCGCCCGACAGGCGCACGAGCGCGTCGGTCATCGGGTTGATGTAGTCGACGGCCGATCCGAAGCTGGCCCGCGCCCAGTGGTCAAACAGAAGCGGGCTCTTCATGAACTCCGGCACGGGCTTGCCCTCGAGGATCTTGGCAAGCTCGCGAGACAACAGGGCCGTTCGTGAGTTGTACTGGTACTCCGGCGACACCGACTGCTGGGACCGCGGCACGATGTCCTTGTCCCTGAACAGCGAGTAGTTGGCCGCGGCCTCGAGCGCCGCCACGCCCATCGGCATCACGGCTGTCGCCTGGAACGAGTTGACAAGTCCGACAAGCTCCGAGGCGATGTTGTCGAACGCCTTCGGGTCGTTGCCAGAGATCTTCTGCAGGGCGTGTTCGACCATCGTCCCGAACACGTACCCCAACTGGAACGGCTTGGGCACGTACCACCTGGTCTGGCCCCCATCGGTCGACCACACCCAGAACATGTCCCGCTCCCAGCGGTTCATCGACTGATACCACTCCTCGTCCTTGTACTCCCACCAGTTGACGAGGCTGTGGAGCGTGATCGTCAGGAACGCCGCGGCCCAGTTGTACTTCTTGCCGCGCGTGCTGCGCCCGAACAGGGCCCGGCGCATCACATCCATGCCCTGCAGATTGGCATGCAGGAAGTTCCACAGCATGCCAGACGTTGGCAGGCCCGACCCGCGGCGCTGGAAGTCCGTCGAGGACTCGCGCCCGGCCAGGCCCGCAATCAGCCTGGCCTGCTTGGGCGTCATCGTCGGACCGCCGTACTTCATGACGTCGTCGCGCGTCTTCTTGTAGACGGCCAGGCGCGTGGTCTGCTCCATCGCGGACGACAGCATGGTCATCGCAGCCAATGGGTGCTTGACCAGGTACGAGATCCTGCCGCCGCCCTGGTTGATGATGTTGAGATACCGCTTCTCACTGCTCTCGAGGTCCATCGCGAAGAAGTCCGAGTAGAACGTGTAGTTGCGCAGGGCCTCCTCGTAGATCTCGGACCGCAGCCCGACCTGCACCTTGGCCACCTGGAAAAAGGCGTCCATCAGGCGCCAGAACAGCATGATGGTGTCCTGAATCGTCCGCTTCGGGCCGTCCTTGAGATTGATCAGGTGCTGGCTGATCACGACAGCGGACCCGATGTCGCGGATGAAGTTGCGGAACGGGAACTTCGGGCTGAACGATGTCGCGCCAAGGCGCTGCAGCTTTGCGATTCTGGCCATGAGCGTAATCGCGATGTCGGCCGACGAGTGACCCTGGCCGGCGAACAGCGTGAAGATCTGCTCGGACACCTCGTAGTAGTTGACCTTGCCGTCGCGGACGAAGGCCACCGTGCCCGGGCTCTGGACGCTCGAGACGACCCACAGCTTGATCATGGCGTCCTGCTGGGCCTCGGACAGGCCAAGAAGCGACACGACCTCCTCGATCTGCTTGGGTCCGTAGTGGTCCCCGATCGGGTCACCCTGTGGGCTGTCGATCAGGACCTCCTCGGCCGCGGTGCCGGTGGGGATGCCGGCCGCATTGAGCGCATCGCCCTTTCTGACAGACACGGGCGCGCGGTCCGGGGACTTCTTGTTGCCGAGCCAGGGGCCGCCCGTGATTTCGGCCGCGGCCCTGCTGGGCTCTGAGAACTGGTCGATCAGGTCGGCCATGCGCCTGGACTGGACGGACATCATCACGGCGCGGATCATGTACGCCGCGTTGTTCAGGCACGCCTCGACGGGCGGGACGATGAACTCGCCCTCCTTCAGCAGGCCCATGTTGTCGAGCAGGTGCTTGGCCCTGACATTCTGGCCGGTGGCGTTGATCGCCCCGCGCGGGTCCCATCCTGAGAGCAGGTGCAGGGGCACGTAGCTCTCGTACATGTCCACGACTTCCTGCTTGGTCTTGGCGTCCATCACGCCGGCGCGGACGGCGAACTCGAGCAGGTCGTTCATCCATGCCGTGATCGCGATGGAGGCCTGTCTCCACTCGGGGAACTTCGCCTCATAGGCGGCCACGTTGGAGACCGCCTGCATGTATCTCTTGACGTGCAGTGGGTTCTTGCGGTCTACGAACTTCTCGCCCTTTGCCGTGCGGGCCCTCTCGATCTCGATGATCTGCCTGTCGATCAGGTACTGATTGAAGTCGTCGTAGTTGCCGCTGATCTTGTACTTCTTGTCGAACAGGATCTCGGTCAGGCCCGTCGAGTTGATCACGGCACTGGAGTCATCCAGCTCCGTGATGCCACGCTCGAGGAACGACTGCAGGAGGCCGCCCCACCCATTGTAGAGCTGGGCCATGCGGATCACGTCTTGGTAGATCGGCATGTCCAGCCGCAGGTCTGGCGCCATGGCGGACAGGCCCTTCTGGGACATCAGGGTGCGGCTGTGCATGATTGCCTGGTCAACTGCGACCTGGGCCTCGTGCATGTAATTGAAGATCTTGCCGTACCAGCGCTCGAGCGTCCGCTTGCTGAACCAGTGCCCACCCCACGCCCACAGCCCCTCCCGCGCCTTTGGGCCGGTCAACTGGCGCCTGGCTCGGTAGTAGCCCTCGATCAGGCCGCGGGCATCGGCCGGGCGCCAGTCCGGGTGCTTGCGCAACGGCACCATGCGCCGCTTGGCGATGGGCCGATAGCGAGGATTGACGGGCGTGTTCAGATTCTTCGGCTTGACCTTCGCCGCCTCTGGCTTCTGCAGCACGTCCTGGGCCGGTGCCCCCGGGTCGAACTGGCCCTTGGAGGCAAAGATGTCCGGCTGTTCGTCGCCGAGCCAGGCCTTCGGTCCGCGCTTGCGCTTGCGGACGATCACGTTGCGCACGACGTGGTCGTAGGCCGCATCGAGGCGGCGCTCGAGAGCCTCGATGCCGGCCATGTGGTCGTGAACGCCGGCCAGCTTCAGGCGCTTGGCGACCTTCCTCATAGCCTGGACGATCTTGTTGCGCAGGCGCAGCCACATCGACGGCTCGAGCCTGGCGAGCAGGAACGCGATCCCGTCGTGGTTGACCAGCTGGTCGGCCACGATGTCGGCCATGGCCTCGCGGGTCAGTTTGGTCGGGTGGTAGAACCTGAGCAGCGCGACCATCTTGGCGCGCGCCGCCTGGTCGAGCAGTTCGACATGGCCCACCAGCGCCGCCAGCTCGTCACGGGCGTACAGGTGCAGGTAGTGGCCGATCTCGTGGGCGATGACGTACCCGATCGGCTGGGTCGCGTTGACATGGATCGCCACGGACTGGTCGCCGGGGTGGTAGAATCCCTCGGTCCCGTTGACGGGCCCCGTGTAGAACTCGACCGGCAGTCCCAGGATCTCGGCGATCCTCATCAGCGCCGCGACGTTCTGCTGGCCCATCGCCGCGTCGCGCTCGGCCCCGGTGGCCACCGTCCAGCCGAACTCGGCGATCACGGCGTCGCGCGCGGGCGTAGGCTTCGGCGGCCTGTTCAACGGCTTGCGCCGCGAGACATCCACCGGCCTGCTGGCCTGGGCTTTGATGTCGATCGAGGCGGCGCCGCGCCTGGCGCTCTCTATGTCCTGCCCGTTCAGGATGGCCTGCACGGCCGGCAGGACGATGTCCTTCTGCTTGAGAACAGCCGCCTCGTCGGCGTTCCAGTCGATGATCCCAGCCAGCTGCTTGATCGCGCGCCGGCCCTTGGCCTGGCTCAGGTCGCGAAGTCCGATGCCGAGCCCGCTCTTGATGTGCGTGACCGTCCAGTTGCTGCCGCCAGACAGTGGGGCTTGCCCCTTCTGCCGCGCTGGCCCGGTCAGCGCCAGGCCGCTTGTGCCGTAGACCTGGGCCTCGACGGGCACCATGCCGTCTTTGCTGTTGCGGATCTGGATGACAGTCTCGGTCCACCTGCCCTCCTTCAGGGCGGGCGGCGTCTCCGGCATCTCCAGCATGGGCAGAGCGTCGATGGCCTCCTGCTCGTTCAGCAGCTCGGCCGCCATCTCGGCGGCCTCCTCGAAGGTGCCAAACGAGGCGTCGTCCGTCCTTCCACTCTTTCGGTTGCCGCGGTTGTCGTGCAGCCAGCCGTCGGTCAGCACGACGTAGTAGTCCATCTGCATGCCGGTGGCGTAGTTCGCGGTCCTGCGGCGCCTGACAATGGCAACCGCGCTCTCGCCGCTGGAGGTTTCCCTGGCCGACAGCATGACGTCCACGGACTTGCCCGGCTTGAACCGCTTCTTCAGCTTCGCGTCGACGCCGCCACCATCAGAGAAGTCGGAGGCGGCGTGCGCCGACGACCGCGGCCCGGGCGATGGGGCCGCGGCCTTCGGCGCCGCCTTCTTCTTCGCGTCCTGCTTCAGGCGGTCGGACGGCTTCTTTGGGGCCGGCGCGGCCGGCGGCGGCGGGGGCGGCGGCTTCTTGTCGCCATCGATGCGGTTGCCGTCTTTGTCGAAGCGGATGCGCTTGATCATGTCGCCGCGGTCGTTGACGACGATGATGTCGGTCGAGGTCCAATCGACGTCCGCGCCGAACACCTGCTGGGTCTCCCAGATCAGGTACTCCACCGACTCCGCGATGTCGCTGTCCTCGCCGTTGTGCGCCTGGTCGATGCGCCCGACCATCGTCTCTTCGGCGTCCCCGATGTAGATCGCCATCGTGCCCGGATCGGGGTCCGTGTCGCCGAGCGTGTCGGCGGCCTTCTCGTACCTGGCGCGGTCCCTGGCTGCCTCCTCGGGTGTGCGCGGCGTCTTCCAATCTGGCTCTCCCGACTCCTGCTGCCGCGGCTTGAGCCTCTTGCGCTCGGGCTTCGGCGCCGGGGCTGGCTCGGGCTCGGGCTCGGGTGCTGGCTCGGGGGTCGGCTCGGGCGCCGGGGCTGGCTCCGGCGCGGGCTCCGGCGTGGGGGCCGGCTCCTCTTTCGGCGCCGTTTTCGGGGAGCTGTCAGCCTTGAACTGCGAATACTGCTTCCAGTATTGGATCGCCCTGGTCCGCCCCTCCTTGCCGGCCGGGAACGTCTTCGTGCTGAAGCCGGGGCGTTCCGGGGCGTAGAACACCAGCACATGCTCGCCGGCCTGGTTGGTCGTCAGGTCGACGCGCTCGCCCTCGCCGGCGTCCATGGTCTTGATCTTCGTCAGGCCCTGTTCGCGATAGAACTTGTCCAGGTTCTCCAGGGTGGCCACCGCGGCCGGCGGCGTGCCCTCCATGATGGGCCGGTTCTCGACGGCCGGCCTGGACCCGGCGTCGGTCGGCGGGGCCTTCTGGACGGCCTTCTTGCCCGCCCGCTTCGCGTCGGCCTGGTTATCGAAGTCCCCGAGGTCGATCTCGTCTCCGTCGGGATCCTGCAGCGCGGCCCTGAACCGGCCATCGCCGGTGCCGGTTACGACTGCCTTGGTGCCGCCCGGGCCGGGAAGGGTCGCGATCACCGTCGTGCCCGGCTCCGGTCCGGCCGGGGTCACGGGCTGGCCGCGCCGGCGAGCCTCGCGCTCGGCGTCCTTCTGCCGCTGCCAGTCCTGCTGCTTTTTCTTGGCCGCCGCGTCGCGCAGCTTCTTGGGGACCATCTGATTGTCGAGGTCGGCCCTGCGGACGGCCGGCGTGCCGTCCTCCATCAGGAAGACCTGCAGCGGCATCTCGTCGAGGCTCTGCTTGCGGCTGGCGGCGACCTTCCGGGCCTCGTCCAGCGGCAGGAACCCGGCCGGGTCCTCGCCGGCGGGGATCGGCGGGTTGTACCGGTAGCGCCCGGCGCGCTTGATCGCCGCAGCCCGGCGCTCGTCGGCGGCCCGCTGGGCGGCCTGCCGGCGCGCCTCGCGCTCCTGGCGCTTGCGCTCCTGCTGCTCCTTCAGCTTGACGCCCTTGCCCCGAGGCGGCTCCCTGGGCGGCGCAGGCGGGGCGATCTCGCCTCCGGGCTGTACCGGTGGCGCCGGAGCCGGCGGCGCGTCCGTGGGGCTTTCAGGGCCCGTCTGGCGGTCGCTGGGCGTCCGCCACTCGTCGCCCTCGTCCCATCCTTCGGGGACCTCGTCCGGGTATGTCTGCCGGCCCGGGCCCTGCTCCCATTCGTCATGGGCCCTGCGGTCCTCGCGGCGCTGCCGCTCCTCGTGCAGGTACTGGACGAACTCCCCGACCAGCGCCGACGCCTCGGACTGGTCGCCCGGCATGGTCGTCAGGTGCCGGGCCTCAGCCGTGAACCGCTCGATCAGCGCGTCCAGTCCCGGGTCGTCGAGGAACGGCACCAGCTCGGCGATGCGGTGGATCCCGTACGGGTCCACCCCGTCGACCGAAATCCCGGGCGACCCCTGCGGCTGCGCCAGTCCGGCCTGCTTGGCCTGGCGCTCGGAGGTCATGATCGAGTACAGCTCGGCGAGCGTGATCTCCTGGCCCGGCATCAGGCCCTTGGCCATGCCGCCCACGAGCGACCCAATCCCAACGGACAAAAGCAGTTCAGGGTCGTGCAGGATGTCCTTGAGCTTCCGGCCGCGCTGGATCTCGGCGTTGACGTACTGCAGGCCCTCCTGGGCCCCCTCGCTGCCGGCCTCGAGCAACACCTGCAGCGCGCGCCGCCCGGGACTGAACAGCGGCAGGCCAAGAAGGATGTTCGGGCCGACCTCTCGCCAGAACATCGCCTTCGACCGGTCCCAGGCCTCCTGTGGCGGCATCTCGGGGTTCTCTTTGGCCAACTCCAGCATCATCTGGCCCTGGTTGGCCGAGGCCTCCAGGATGCCGCCGGTTGTGGCCCCGGTCACGGTCTTGACCAGTTGCGTGGCCCCGAGCGACCCCGTTTTGCTGAACAGCGAGGCATAGGCCCCGGATCCCGAGGCCGCGCCGCCGAGAGCAAGCGTCTCGACGATCATTGCCGCCATCGAGCCCAGGGCCCCTGCCACCATGTCCGGGATGCCCTGATCGTTGACCTGGTAGGTCTTTGCGCTCCAGTCCTCGGCGGCCTGGCCGGCCTTGAACATGGCCGCCCCGGTCGCCATCCCACCAAGCGGCGCAATGGGCGTGCCGGCGCCGACCCCGGAGCCCATCAGAGCCCCACCGGCGCCGGCCAGCTGGGATGCCCCGAATCCAGTCACGCCGCGGTTGAACGAGGTGAGGATCTCGTTCGCCTGCCCGAGGCTGCTGAAGTCCTTGGCCGTGTTCTTGGCGATCCACGTCAGGCCCTTCCAGAGCGCCTTGAACGGGTTCGGTGGATCGCGCAGAAGGCTGGCGGCGTCCTCGAGGTTGCCGCCCCTGGTGACCGCAGCCTTGTTCGACGCGGCGACCTCGGCGGGCCCGCGCGGCTGTCCCCCCATCTGGGGTTGGCCTGGCTTTCCGGGCGCGCCGGGCGACGGAATGGGGCCAGCCCCCAGCGACGCCGCGAGCGCCTGCCCGGGCGTGGGGGGATGAGGGCCGGGGGCTGGCACTGGTGATGCGGCGGGCCTGCCGAGCCGGGCGAGAATGTCGACAGTCCTGCCGGAGGCAAGCTCAGGACTGAGCGAAACGCTCCCACCGCTGGACGCGGGGTCAGGCCCGCCGATAACGGCACGCATGTCCATCTGGCGGATGGCTGCCATCTGCTCGGGAGTCAGCTTCGCCACTACCGGCCTCCGATCCGCCCCATCAGCTTCTGCTCGCCGGCGCGCCGCGCGTCGATGCTCCACTGCAGCCCCTGCTGCGTCGGGCCGAGCGTCGGGTTGATGCCGCTGCTCTTCATCAGACGAACATACTCGGCCACATCTTTCGGGTCCAGCGCGCTGACCTGCCAGTTCCCGTCCGGCGTCGGGATGTACAGCATGTACAGGCCGTTGGCCGGGTCGAACTGGTAGTCGGCCCCGGGGAACATCTGCTGCCACGGGAACTCGGCGGCCTCCGCGGGCTCGAGATTCGTGCCCGGCTGCACGGCCGGCGAGTTGACGGTCTTGATCATCGGCCGCGGCGAGAAGTCGCCCATGTCCGCGGCAGCGTCCTTCATCGACTTGGGCGTGAAGTCGATCTGGCCCATCTCCTCGGTGGTGCGCAGGATCGCCTCAGCCGAGTGCTGACCGGCCAACACCTTGCTCAGGGCGTTCTGCAGGAAGAAGATCGCCCGCGGCCTGTCGCCCTCGGTCAGCGTGGTCATGTCGATGCCGGCGTCGGTGATCCTGCCGCCGAAGCGCGTGACCACCGCCTTCTCCACGTCCGACAGGTAGCCGCGCAGCTGGTCGTCCTGCTGCAGGCGCAGCCGCATGGCCTCGTACTGACGGCTGGTGCTTCCCGTGTCGATCCGGTCCAGGTCCATCGCCATGTTCCAGATCCTGCCCATCTCGGCTCCGGCGACCGCCGGGTCGACACCCTCGCGCGTGTAGTTCGCCGCATGGGAGATCAGCAGCGGCGCCAGAGCCTGCGGGTTGTTCAGGGCCGCGTTGAACAGGCCCTGCCTGGGCTCGTGCTGGCCGCCGCCGGTAGCGATCCAGGTGATCAGATCGTTGCCCATCTCGCCGGCCAGGTCGTAGGTTGCGATGTCGCGCCCGGCCTTGGCGTCATCGGCGGCGAGCTTCGCGTTGCCGTACCCGCGCCTGGCCAGCGGCGTCAGCAACGCGCTTGGAGTCGGGACCGGCTCCGGCGCGGCGCCCGGGGCCTGCCTGCCGGTCCCGCCAAGGCCCTGCGCGCGCCAGCTGGAAAACAGCCCCGGGGCTCCGGCCTGCTGGGGCCTGGGCGCCGCACCCGCGGTTGCTGGCGAAGCGACGGGCGCCTGCGGCATCAGCCTGCTGGACCGAAGCTCTTCCGGCCAGTCCGCGCCCCAGTACTGCTCGGCCTCTCTGGCGTACGCTATCGACAGCCCGCGGCTGTCCGGGGTGTCGTCGCGCAGGTAGTCCGTCACGACCTTGGCGTCGGCCATCAGCTGCTTCTGGCGGTCATCCATGGCCTTGGCGAGGGCCGCGGCGTTGCTGGCCTCGTCGTTGCGCTGCTTGGCTGCCAAGGACTGCTCAGAGACGTCGAGCTGGCGCCTCTGCAGATTGTGGGCCATGCCGGACTGGTATCCGGCCAAAAGCCCGTGGCCAGGAGAGCGGAATCCCATGGCGACCTACCTCCCGAATCCGAGCAGCCGCGGGTCCACCGGAGGCAGAGAAACCGACTGACGGGGAGCGAACAGGCTGCCGCCGCCGCCGCCACCACCACCGCCCCCGCGGTTGAAGCCGAGGCTGTTCCACCAGCTGTCCTTGTTGACCAGGGCGTCCATGCCGAGCGAGAGCAGGCTGTTGCGGTTGTCCTGCGGGAAGTACACGTCCTGCCCGGCGCCGACGTTCTGGCCGCCGAGGATCGCGCTGTACGTCCCCAGCAGGTCGCGGCGCGCCCCGCTGGTCAGGCCGGCGGCGTAGCCGGCGGTGTCGCCACGGAGCCTCCCGAGGGCCCTGGACTCCTCGGCGGCGATGCCGCGGGCGGCCGAGTTGCGCACGCTGCTGGGACCACCGCCAGTCGAGGCGAACATGAAGTTGGTCCGGCCGCGCTCGCGGCCGAACGTCCGGCGCGTGTCTTCGGCTGCCGGATTGTACAGCATGTTGAAGATGTCCTGGCTGTACGGGCCAGTGCCGAGCCCGCGCAGGCCGGCCACGGAGTCGCTCATCAGCTTGCGCTCGCCGGACGTCAGCCCGCGTAGGCGCGTTCTGGTGCTTTGGTTGGCTTCTCCACCGCCACCACTGAACAGCCCGAGAAGGGCGCCGGGGACTCCGGCGGCCAGGCCGCTCGTGATGCTTCCCAGCAGACCAGACATGTCATACCTCCGCGGCCGCAGTCGCGACCCTGCCCATGATGAACGTGTCTTCCGGCTCCTTGCCGTAGAACTGGATGCCGACGGCGCGCTTTCCCTCGTGCCTGAACCCGAGCGCCACCAGGGCTTTCTTTGTCCGGCTCCGCGAGACAGGAACCTCGGCCTCGATCTTCCTGATTTGGTGCGGGCCCCCGTAGACCGCCTCGATCACCGGCAGCGCGGCCTCGACCAGGGTACCCTCGAAGTCGCGGCTGGGCGCGAAAAACTCCGGTTCCGGGACGAGGTCCAGCGTGGCCAATCCGCTTGGCATCGGCGTGATCAGCATGTCGGCGACGTGGCGGCCGTCGCTGTCGGTGATTGTCCACCAGTCGACCATGCCGGCCATTGATCTGTACGTCTGCACCGCCGTGGCCATGTCGCGCGGCACCAGCTTGTGAGCCGCCGCAAGCTCGTACAGGTCCTTCGGCGCCACCACGTCCCTCTTGCTGGCCTTCCAACTCATTGCCTCTTCCCCCTCACTGCGATTTCAATCGCTGCGCCAACGATCTGCCACGGCGTCGTGCTGTTTGATCTGATGACCAGCTGGAACATGCTGCCGTCACCATCGAGATTGTGGCGGATGATGAGCTGCGAGGCATCGTCGTAGGTGCCTTCGTCGTACACCCCGTAGTCATAGCCTTTTGACAGCGACCCGCGAACGAAGTCAACCTCGGACAGCGACTCGGCATCGCTCGAGAAGTCGTACGCGATCGCGATCTGGCTTTCGCCGTTGCCGATCTCTCCGTAGACGACGTCCACAAACAAAGGCCTTGCGCCGCGCAATATGTCGGGCATCGCGAACCACTTGGTCCTGTACTCGGACGCTATCGCCACGCCGTCGCCGTCTTCGTAGCCGATGTCGAGCATCACGACCTGTCCGTCGTGGCGGGCCCCGTATTGGCGCCAGCCGTCGTCGCTGGCGACCTCGCTGGCCGCGGCGTCGACGCACTCACAGTACGCGCCGTCCCAGACCTGCCACTCGTTTGTCGTGTAATAGTAGGCCAGCACACGGTTGTTTGACTCCGAGCCGCCAGAGCAGACGAACCACTTGACGCAGCGATCGGCGCGGTCGTGGATGGCGCGGATCTTGTCGCTCGTCCCGGGCGTGATGGCTGCCAGTTCGTCCGGGATGCTCAGGGCAAGGTCGCTTGGCGCCAGGTCGCCATACTCCTGCACGGCGGCAAGGCGCTTGGGGCCATGGATCGGGTCCCAGAAGAACAACTCGTTTCCGATGGTCAGCATCGACTTCGGATTCGCGTTGCCGACCGGCAGCGCTGCAATCATCTGCAGGCCGCCGCTCTCCATGCCGAACGATCCCGTCCACAGCGTGATCGTCTTCTTCTTCGCGAACACCAGATAGCCATAGACCATCGCGGCGCCCGTGACAACGTCGCCGTCTCCGCGCGTCACGTAGAAGTACCCGCCGTCTTCGGGGCTGTCGGTGACAGCGTCTTCGTCGGCCCCCTCGATGTCGACCTTGAGGAAGTTCGACGGCTCGCCGAGCATCGACACGTCGACGCGGCTCGGGTCGTCGGGGAACCCGTATGCGTACGCCCGCATCGTCAGCCCCTCGCCGAAGATCGACAGCGCGCGCGGCCAGCTCGCCGGCTCGCCCGTCCCCCACGGCAGCGAGGAGTCGTCATCCGGGTCGTCCCAGCGCGCCGGATAGCCGTACTTCCTGTCTGAGCCCGCGCTGTACTTGCCCTTTGGCCAGCGCAGGGCCGCCAGCAGGCCGATCTTCGCCACACCAGACGGGGACGCGATCGTCGACCATGCCCCGCCCGTGGCGTTCACGCGAGACAGCGAGGCGTCCAGCAGGTAGAACCTGTCGGCATCGATCTTCTCGATGCGGTAGTTGTTGCCGTTCAGGGCCGTCCAGCTTAGTGCCGTGATGCCCGAGAACGACACCACGTCTCCTGTTGCCAGGCCGTGCGCGGTGATCTTGATCGCGACCGCGGCGTTCTCGGCTGCGCCGGTCAATTCGTCCATGGCCTTGGCGTCGTCCGACCAGACGGCATCTGAGGCGGCGCCGGTCATGATGAACGGCTCGTCTTGGCCGGTACAGCAGAACAGGGAGGCTTCGTGGTACGTTCCGGATGCGTCGAGGAATCGACCCATGGCCACGTTCAGCTCGCCACCCGCGTCCACCACCGGCATGCCGGCATCGAACCAGGCCTCGCCGGTTGATGTGTCGCGTTGCCAGATGCGGCCGCCGCGAGCGCAGATCAGATAGTCGCGCCCGTCGGAGATCCTCGACATCAGAGCCAGGCCGCGCGGCGGCACATCGGCGTCAACATCGCCAGGCGTGTCCGGGCTCTCGCCATACATCAGCACCGAGAAGCCATTGCGCGAGCGGACCGCCCCCGTTGGGACCGCAACCACGTTGCGGGCGTATGGGCTCGCATTTGGGGGCAGGTCAATGACGGCGTCCCTTGTGTTGACGCCACCAAACCTGATGCGCTCTGAGATCCTGTCTCGGTACGCCATCACTCCCTCGGCATCAGTTGCGAGGTTTCCCAGTAGACCTGCCTCGCTCTGGCCACGGCCTGATCGAGCTGATCGAGGCCGATCTGATAGGTGACCTTCCAGTCGGGCCACTCCCTGTACTGCTGGAAGCGGCCCAGTGTCAGGTTCTCCAGGGCTGGGTACAAGTCGACAGGAACTCCGACCTCATCGTCGTTTGCGGTCGGGGCGACATGCTGCGCGTAGTAGCCGACGATGACGTGGGTGCTGGTCAGGTCGATGAACGACTGGGACGGCGGGTACCACAGCCCGAGATACCCGCCCTTGATGGTCCAGGCGTCCGGACTGCTGTTGTAGCCGGCGTCGACGGCCTCCTGCTCTGTGTCGGCATTGCCGAACGCCGGCGGCAGATTGCGGATCTCGGGGTACTGCTCGACCAGCATCTCGTACGCGACGAACGTCAGCGGCGACGCCAGCTTGTTGATGCCGAGCGTGGCGCCGGCGGCATGGAAGCCGGCCGGCAGGTCGTACCACATCTGCCCCTCGACCATCTCGAATGTGGCCCACTGCCACCGCCAGTCCCAGCGGTTCTTGTACCAGATCAGGTTCAGTGCCTGCTTGACGGCCAGGATGGCGCGGGTTGTGTTGCGGTCCGGGTTGTCCAGCGTCGATGGGGCAATGACCCCGGACATGCGGCAGGCCTCCTGCACGGCGTCGAGCAGCGTCTTCGGTGTTCCATGTTCGATCACGCTGGGCATGGCTGCTCCTCGTTATTTGGCTTTGGCGCCTAGTGCAGGTCGACCCACGCGCTGCCGGTGTAGACCTTCATTTTGCTGTTGGTCTTGTCGAACCACATGAGTCCGCGCTGGCCCACCGTGTCGGGGGCCGCGGCGGACTGAACTGGTTGGATCGTAGCGAGAATGACAGATGACGTTGACGACTTCTCCGTCCAGGTTCCGGTGTACCCGAACGTGTCGAAGGTGTTTCCGCCGGCGCGACCAGACAAAAGCGCCCCGGCAAGCGACAGGCCGAGCTTCACCGTTCTGGAGGGCGGGTTCCATCCGGGCCTGATCGTGTTGCCCTCAACCACGAATCCGCGCAGCGTGTCTCCGCTGTCGGCTGCGCTCGCGTAGACCCCCATCCAGTCGTAGTCCGCGATCGTGTTCCCGCGGATATTGACGCCGTAGCCCTCGGCCGTGTAGACGACGCCGACGGCGCCGCCGTTCATCAGGTTGCCGGAGACAAGGATGTCGCCGACGGCGTTCTCTCCGTTGAGAATGTCTCCGGTGTGGGCGATGTCAACACAGACGCCGGCGGTGTCGTTGGTGGCCGTGATGTTGTTGCCGATCACGGCGCAGTCGAACGCGCCGCTGTACAGCTTGACACCGAACGACGCCTCGATGCTGTTGCCGATCACGTCGGTCCGCTTGGAGTACTTCGTCGTGCCGACGGGGGCCGGGTCGCCATAGCCCTGCACCACGACGCCAGCCGTTGATCCGTTCATGCGGTTGCCGCTGACGAGGGTCCCGATTGACCCGACGATGCGGACATCCCACAGCGTGTTGCCGCGGAAGCTGTTGCCCTCGATGATGCACCTGTCGGACCTCATGACCTCGACGCCGACGCCTTCTGGAGAGTACTCGAATCGGTTTCCACGGGCGATGTGGTATCCGCCGTCGAACGAATTCTCCTTGTTCATCGTGATCGATGCCGAGTCGGACAGGGCCCCATAGATGTCGCTGTCGTGCTGGAAGCTGACGCCGGCGTGGTCGCAGCCGATGAAGGCGCAATCGGAGACCGTGTTGTTGTAGCCGGCCACAACCTTCACGCCATAGGCCTTGGCTGATCCCGTCCTGGCAAACGCTGCGATGGTCATGTCGCTGACCGAGCAGTTCTCGACGGTGTCCAGCACGATGCCGTTGATGCCGAGCAGCGTCGTCAGCGGCGTCAGAACCGTGGCGCCGACTCCGTCGCCATAGATCGTGATGTTGTTCGACTCGACCACGATCTGCTGCGATATCCTGTAAATCCCCGTCGGCAGCAAGACGCGCCCGTATCCGGCGGCCCTGGCGTCGGCCACGGCGGCCGCGATCGACTGGTAGTCGTCCAGCGCGTCGTCCGGGATGGCCCCATAGTCCAGCACGTTGTATGTGAACCACTCACCTGGGTACACGCGAACGTCCTGCACCGTGTAGGTCGAGATGCCGCTCCTTGAGACGGTGACATCGTAGAGGCCTGGGGCGGCGTAGAAGAAGTATCGCCCGGCCGAGTCGGTGAAAGTCGGGTTCGCCTTCCTCGTCGACCCTTCCTTGTCGGCGTACAGATCGGCCAGCGAGTCGGTGTCCGCGATGTATACGGACACCGACGCGCCGCTGACCGTCTTGCCGCTGGTGTTGCGGACGACATCCTCGGTGCGGTTGTAGGTGGCGGCATTGGCGTCGCCAGCAAACCACAGCAGCGCCGTCAAGACCACCGCAGCGATGATGGCGCTGAAGTACACGATCCTCTGGCTTCGCTTCATGCCGGCCTCCTAAGCCGAGGGCAGAACCTCGCAGTTGTACTGGGGGCGGTCCTCGACCACGCGGAACACGCGCTGCGGGCCGGTCAGGCCCAGCGGGTTGCCGTCCACGTCGGTCGTGACCATGTCGACCGTCTCGCGCCTGGCCTGCCGGATCGTCTCGATCACCGCCGGCGGCGCATCCATCCAGACGCCCGTCTTGACGTGGTTGTGGCAGGCGACGAACGCCCGGCCGTGGCTGATGGCGGCGGCGTGAACGTAGATCACGTCGGCCTGCGTGGTGTCGGTCTTGTAGACGCGGAACTGCATCCAGTCGGGCTGGTAGAGGCCCTGGCTGTCCACGCAGCGATGCCAGCGGGTGCCGATCGGGGGGTTCTTGAACTCGGCCGGCAGGCGCTTTCCCTTGTGGAAGGTGAACTTCGACCCGGGGTCCGCTGCCGCCGCGCGCGCACGCGCTTCTGAGTCCCTGACGCGGGCCGCCGCCTGTTCCTTAGCGGCGCTCTCGAGATCGGTGGACATGTGGTTCTCCTTGCGTTTTACGCCCGCCGGCGAGAGTGGGCTGGCGCGGGGGCGGCCCCGCGCCATGGTTCGGCCTAGCGGTGCGCCCGCCACGCCCAGGTGTCGCCGTCGGTCTGCAGCGCGGCCGGGATGATGAACCCCGGGCGCGTCATCGTGTTCGCCACGCCGTCGACGGTCTTCAGGCCGCCGGCGTTGACCGTCGGGCCGCCGGTGACCTTGGTGTAGACGCCGGTCGACCCGGTCATCAGGAACGCGGAGCCAGACGCCATGCCCTTGCGCCAGGTGTAGATGTTCGGGTTGGTGCCGGTGTAGTTGACCAGCTCGATGAAGTTCGGCTCCCAGCCCAGCTCGATGTGTTCGGCAGCCGGCGTGGTGGCCGGCACCAGCAGCCCGGAGGCCATCCCGCCGTGAGGCGAGTCGCCGCCGTTGTAGCTGACGGTTCTCGTTGCGACAGCCATGATTCACTCCTTCTTGCGGCCTGGGGCCGGCTCAAGCGTCCAGCCCCAGGCCCGCGGTCTAGGCCGTGGTGCCGCACTCGATGCGGCACATCCACGACTCGTTCAGGATGACGGCCGGGCAGGTGATCGCCTTCCAGCCGACGGTCGAGCGCTGCTCCAGGGGGTCGGACGTGCCGCCGCTGGAGCGGTCCTTGACGATGATCTTCGCGGAGTTGCCCGCCAGCGGCACGATGCCGTAGGCGTCCCGCGCGATCACCAGAACCGAGTACACGTCGCAGTTCGTGCCCGTGGTCGACTTCAGGCCGGCGCCGGCGCCCGACAGGGCAGCGCCCGCGTCGGGCCAGCGCTTGGCGTTGGTCGTGGCCACGAAGCGGATCTGGCGGTACTTGCCGCACTCGCCCTCGATCACGCCCGACTGGCTGGCGTACTGCTCGACCGGCGTGAAGGCCGGGTCGCGCGTCAGCGTGCCGGTGGTCGTGTTGAAGATCATGAAGCCGGACTTCGGGTTGTACAGGTCGTGGACCTGGTCGGTGTGGATGATCGCGTAGAAGGACGGCGCGATCGGGTAGCTCTGCTGTCCGCCGCTGGGGCCGACCATCGAGGTGAACGGCTTGGCGTTCGCCCCGGTCAGCACGCGGATGACGTAGTCCAGAGCCGTGCGGCACAGGACGCCGCCGACCGTGTCGCGGGCCGGGGGGCCAGACTCGGTGTGCGGCGCCAGGTCGGCCGTCGAGTCGTCGTCGTCCTGCACGCGCACGAAGTTCGTGCCGCCGGCCAGGGCGTTGGCGTGGATGGTGTCGACCGACTCACCCATGTTCTCGCCGCAGATGGCCGAGAACTCGGTGATGACCGGGTCGACGTGCGTCATCTCGATCTTGTCGGTGACCGGGATGTAGCTGCCGTACCACTGCAGGGTGGCGATGACGTCGGTCTTCGTCGGGCTGACACCGGGGGGCGTCACGCCCTCGGTCAGCGGGACGGTCACCTGCGCCAGGCCGTTCCAGCGCCGGAAGACCATCTGCTGGCCCTGCCGCATGCCCAGCGGCTTGGTCTGCCCGAACCTCTGGTGGGTCAGAAGCGGTCGGGCCCGGGCCAGTAGCTCGCGGTTGTACGTGCCCCTGGCGATGCGAGGAAGAGCGGACTCGTCCCCGGCCAGGCTATCGATCGTGTTCAGGACTGCCATCGTGTATCACGCTCCTAGAACCTGCCGTCGAGGATCGGATCGGGCTCGTTCTCGTTCAGGCTGCCGCCGTAGCGGCGCCGCGCGACTTCGGCCTTGTACCGCTCGAACTGCTCGTCGGTCAGGTCGTTGATGTTCAGACGCGGTTGCACCGGCGGCAAGACGCCACCGCTGCGGCTGATGCTGTGCGCCCTCGATGCCAGCGGGGAGATGGTGCGCGGACTGGTGGCCGTGGGCGGCGCCATCCCGCGTCGGGCCACGACGCGGTGCGCGATCGCCTCGATGCCTGCCTCGTTCCGGTACCTCTCCTGCTGTTCGGGACTCATGCTCGCGAACTCTCGCTCCATCTCTTCGACCATGTCGGCCGAGAAGCCAGGGACCGACCGCGACAGGTTCTCGATTGCCGCCTGACGCTGCGCCTGCTCCACCTGGGGCTGGATCTGCGCCCGCATGGCCTTGACCTCGTCTCGAATGGGCTTCAGGTAGGCCCACACGTCGGGGTCGTAGCCATCGGGCGGCGGATCGTCGTCCCGTGGCTGCGCCGGCTGGCCCTGGGGGCCGACCTGCGCGCCGCCGAGCGCGCGCTCGACAACCGAGCGCAGGTAGCGGTTCTCCTCGGTCACCTGCTGGAACCGGTCGTACGGCACGGCCTGCGGCACCTGCGGCGCGGCCTGGGCCGGCGCTGCCGGCTGCTGGGCCCGCGGATCGGAGTCCGCGTCCAGAAGCCTGTAGAGCGCCTCGAGGTCCGGGTCGCCGGCAGCAGCCGGCGGCGGTGTGCCGACCTGTGCTGGCGCCGGGGCCGGCCCCTGGGGGGATGGCGGCGGCGGCGCCTGCGGTTCCTGGTCGTCGAAGTCCTGTCCGGCCTGGTCGAATTCTGCGAACGGGTCGCTGTTGAGCATGTCCATGTCTCCCGGGTTTACGCCTCGGTAGGCGATCAGTCATCTTCCTCGCTGGACCCATCGATGATCAGCCTGTCGGCGACATCGGGGTTCAGCAGCGTCTCCACCCGATTGAGGACGTCTTGCAACGCAGAGCGCGCGCCCTCATTGAACACCACCCGGTACGGGTACGAGTCGCTCCCATCAGGCTCTGATGCCTGCGAGAGCCTCTCGTGAGCCTTCACCAGGTATGAGAGGATCATCAGAAACCCAAGGTCCGACGACGCCGACTGCAGCGCCCTCGCCGCCGCCGCCACCGTCGTATACCTCGGAGCCGCCTGAGCCTTGATCAGCACTCTTTGCACTTTGCCCCCCTTGACCCTGGGCGCTCGTCGAGCCCTTGCCGGCGAGCGTCCCGTTGACCATCAGCTCGACCAGCAGGGCGGTCCCGGTCTTCTCGTCGACGAACATGTCGTCCGAGTCGTGGAAGCCCATCTCGCTGTAGACCTTCTTGAGGTACTGCAGGTGCCTGATGAATGGCGCGTAGACCGGGTTGCCGCCGGTCATCTGGCCGAAGAAGAACAGGTCCTGCAGCCGCTGCGAGCGCTCGGCCACGTGCTGGCTGCCGCGCACCTGGATGATCCAGCCGCGGCGGATGTCGTACGGCGAGACCGGCATCCAGTCGGCAACGCCGTTCTGGATGACGTAGGCCATGACCGGCTCGTTGATGAACATCGCGTTCATGCACACCTGGTGCTGGATGGCCTTGGTCAGCGGGCCGTCCTCGAGGTCGCGCACGATCTGGCCCAGCGTGGCGGCGATCACGCCCGCGTTCTGGGAGATCTCGGTCGCCGAGCGCTGGTACATCGGCACCGACGGATTGATCGATCGCGTGCCCTGCTGGAATTCGCCCTTGAGCATGGCGTAGTCTTGCATGGCGGCGTAGATGCCCGAGAGGTTCTTCTGGATCGGCTCCATGTTGTCCATCTTGCCGACCAGGTGCCGCTTGCCGGGAGCGCTGACGGCGTTGATGTCGATGATGCCGTCGTCCACGACCTTGTATTCGGGGTTGATCGCGGCCGAGACGCCGTCCACCAGCTGGTTCGTACGGGCCTGCAGGACCTCGTTGGTGCCGCGGTTGGGCTCGAGGATGCCCACGCCGTAGACCTCGCCCGGCGGGTTGCAGATCGTCGCCAACTGCGTCGATGGCTCGTTCAGCCACAGGAATCCGGGCTCGAACCGGATCAGCGTCTTGGAGTTGGCGACCGTCGCAGTGAAGTTGACGAAGACCCGGATGCCGCCAGAGCCGTCCAGGGGGATCTCCATGTCGCCCTGGGCCTCGAGCAGCTCGACGCCGCGGTTCATTTTCGGCACATTCAGGCCGAAAGCGGCCGCGCGCTGGGCTATCTGCGTGTCGGTGGCACCGCGGCTGCTGTGCAGGTCGATTTCGTGGACGTCGCCGAGGTTCTGGTAGGCCGCGTAGCCAGTTTCGTCGGGCTCGGCGAAGCGCTGCAGGTACGCCAGGCTCTTGAACGACTTCTTGATGCGCAGAGCCGTGCGCTTGCGGTTGGGGAACGGGTCGATCACGAAGTTGAAGATATCGTCGCACTCCAAAACCGGGCCCTGGTAGGCGATTTTGTCCTGCGGGACGGGCGGCGGCGGGGCCTCGAACGGCGGCAGCTGCGGAATTTGCGCCGGGTCGGCGCCGGCGGCGGCCATCGCGCGCGCCCGCATCTGGGTTTCCAGCAGCGCCTGCTGGTATTCGGCCCACATCTGCTGGTTCTGCTGCGTCCACTGCGTCATGGCGGTGGCGTAGGACGGGTAATCGACCGCCCACTCGACGTCCCATGAGCTGGTGAACGGCGCCGAACCGATGATGATGGCCTGTTTGACCACTCCGAGGCCAAATTCGCGCTGAAAACCGCTCTGCGCGTGCTGCTGGTAGAGCAGGCGCTGCATGCCGACCGCGGCCTTGTCGTCGGGCGAGAAGTTGCCGGGCTCCGAAGGCCTGAATTTCAGCCATTGGTCGCCCGGGAACATCTGAGCCATGACCTGGGCGTACACGGTTTCGACCGCATCCCACGGCAAACCGATGTAGCGGGCCGATTTCTGGTTGGCTTTGAGCCAGCGGGCGACGTTCGGACTGAAGCGGGACAGGTACATGTCCACGCACTCGGACCAGATCTTCTCTTTGCCGGTGCGGGCCGTCTTCAGGTCGTCCCAGCGGTCGACGACGAACGAGACGACAGCCTGCGGGGGCACTCCACCGACGATTGCCATGCTACCAACCGCCCCGCCCGTCTACCGGGCCGTATTCCTGTGCCTGCTGCCGTCTCCTGTTGGCCAGGATCCGATCCATCTCGTCCTTCGTCTTGATGTCCTTCTGCAGCGCGCCGCCGAGCATGTCGAAAGCGTGATCCTCGGCAGCGGTGTCGGCCTTCTCAGGGTCCTTCGGGTCCAGCGGAAGGGCCACCAGAGTGCGCCAAGTGTGGACGCAGCGCTCGCAAAATACAAGCCTAGAAACGTTGTTGGTGACCTTCAGGTACTCGTGGATCTTCATTTTCTTGGTGAAGCGGCTCTGTTCGCCCTTGGCCCACGGCCGCCAGCCGGCCTGCTCGCCCCCGAGCATCTCGGCGATCGACGGGCTCCCGGGCTCGGCATTGAAGTGCTGGGCGTCGAGCCACCGTTCCTTGATCCTGACGCCGAACTCCTGCTCGATCGAGCGGATCTTGTTCCAGACCATCTCCGGGGACTCCCGGGTGCCCTCTCCCTGGCGGGCGCCGGCGCCATACAGCTCCATCCACATGACCACGTTGCCGTCGAAGTTGCGGAAGAACCAACCCACCGCGTAGGGCTTCGAGTAGCCCCAGTCGCATGAACACCACTGGTCCACCCCGGGCGGCGGGGTGATGTTGCGGATGACGTGGACGTCCTCGCGCAGTTCCGGCAGGGCCGCCCCGGCCAGGATGTCCCAGTCCCCATCGCGCAGCGCGCGCCGGATCTGGGGGTCGGCGATGCCCTCCAGGCGGTCCTCGTAGCCGGGGTCGTTCTCCATCAGCACGCGGTTGTCGGTGAGCTTGGCCGGGATGAAGATGCGGGTGCGGTAGCGGCCGGTGCGGGGGTTGTACGTGTGCTGGGGCTCGAGCGGCGGCTGCTTGAGGTACGTGCCCTCCTTGAGCAGGAACCGCTGTTTCACCCAATGGTGGCCAGGACCGCCGGGGTTGCTGGCCGAAACGATCTGGCACGGCACGCCGGCGGCCGACCGGTTGCGCGACAGCAGGTAGTTGTAGCACACGTCCGTCGGCCACATCGTCAACTCGTCGAACCCGATGTCGCTGAACTGGTGGCCGATGTACTTGAACCGGTCATTGTCGGCCTCCATGGCCCTGAGCTTGAGCCACCCGCCGCTGGGGAAGTTGAACTGCATGCGGCCGGCAGCCCAGATCGTCGAGTCGTAGATCTGAAAGAGGATCTCCTTGGCCCGAAGCTCGATCTCCTCGAGCGCCGGGTACGTCTTGCGGAAGATGACGCCGCGGAACGCCGCCCGATAAAGATGCTCCTTTTTCGTCATGTGGCCGAGGATCCAGTCCGACTTGCCGCCGCCGGCGGCCCCGCCGTAAAAGATCTCGTCGCAAGGGCATACCGAGGCCAGCGTCTGGGGCCCCGGCTGGGGCTGCCACACGACGTTGACCGGGCGCCCCTTGCGCGCGCCGGCTGTTCCACGTGGAACTTCCCAGTGCTGGATCACGCCGCGCGCTCACTCATCAACGCCACCCCCAGTTCGAGCCATCGACCTGCGCATCTTCAGCCTACCCCGCTGCGCATGCGCTGTCAACGGGGTCCGCCCACCAGCTGATGGACTGAGCCGCGGGTTCTGGCTGCCCACCGTGCTGCCGCCAGGCAGCGTCGGGGTGCCGGTCTTCAGCATCATCGCCGCCAGCCGGCCCTCGCCGCGGTTCATCGGGCCCGGCGCCGCCTTCCGCAACGCCTGCGGACCCGCGCCAAACCCCTTCCACCGCTTACCGCCGTATCGTTCCATCTTTTGACCTTTCGTTTTGGAGGCCTCGGGACTCAAAATTTGGGGGAGGGGACCTGTTCACCAACGCATGCAGATCCGCGCGACACCCCACCCCCCTGCCCCCTCGCGCCCGCCCGCGCACGCCCACACGCCCGCCCGCGCCAC